GGGGGTCGATGCGCTGGCCGGGAATCACAGACACATTTTTCGCCGCCGCATCAAACCCAAACGGTCGCTATTTCAGATGGGTAAGGCAGTTATGGATAGAGCGCGATTTTACCGGCGCGCTGTCACATCTGGAGCCGATTGCAGACCAGTTCAAATATATTCGGGCGTTGCCCGAGGACAACCCGCATCTCGGGGCGGATTACTGGCAGATGCTGAACACACTGCCCTCACGATTGCGGGATGCGTGGCGAGACGGGGACTGGTACGTAGCGGTGGAGGGTTTGGTGCTGGATACGTTTACGGAGGACAACATCACCGATGACGATTACGACCCGGGATTACCATATGAAATCGCGATTGACGACGGATACATTGATCCCAGGGCAACACTGTTTATTCAGAAACAGCCGTGTCGATTATTATGTCTCTATGAACTATATGAAACACAAACGCTTGAGGAAGAGACGAAAGCGCACATTAAATCCAGGTACGAAACCCGCCCGGAGATTGCGGCGGTCTCACATGAGGCGACCGCGTTGAGGCGCAGACTGCGGGATGCCGACATCCCGGCGCGCAACTGGCTATCGGTAAAGGCGGGCGGTGGGGACAGTACCCGGCAGCAGGCAATTCAGGCAACCCGCGCGCTGATCTGCGACGGGAACGACCGGCGGGTATTGAAAATACACAGACGCTGCAAAAATCTGATTGACGAAATTACCAGCGGATACAGGAACAAACAGGATGCGGGCGGTGAATATTTGGACAAACCAGAGGACGGAAACGATCACGCATGTGACGCGCTGACAGGCTGGGTATGGCTGAGGGCGCAACGCTACACAGCGCAGGGTGGTGACGATGCAACAGATTAAACTAAAGGATCGATGGCAATTCCTGACGGGGCGCAAAAGCCTATATGACCTGCACCCCGAACTGCGCGACCGGCAACCCCTGGCGCGATTCTACTCCGACACGCAGGGAAATGGCGGCATGGGTGGCAATCTGGAAAACGATATTGATTATTACAAATCAAACGTGTGGGTCAGGACTGCAATCTCCCGCATTGCCGACAACATCGCCCCACTGAAAATCGACGTTACCGACAGAGAGGGCACGCCTATTAAGCGGCACCCGATTACTGAACTGCTGGAACACGTCAACGACATCGAATCATCCGGCGACCTGTGGCGGATGTGGACCATCAACATGCTGGTCGACGGCGAAAGCGGGCTGGAAATACAGCCCGGATACCGCGGACTATACACCCGCAAAAGCAAACATTTCAACGTGAGGATCCCAAAAGGCGGCCGGCGGTACCTGCTCATTAAATCGTATGTGATTGATGACGGGAACGGGCCGAAATACGAGATCCCGCCGGAATATTTTATACATTTCAAATTCTACGACCCGGAGGAACCATTCCGGGGAATTAGCCCAATGAGCGCAATCAGGACAGGTATCCAGATTGACGAATACGCGCGCGCGTGGTCGCGGATGTCATTCAAAAACGGGCAGATACCCAGCATGACCATCATCTCGCCTGAGGGGCTTACCCCTACTGAGCGCAGAGAAATTCAGGACGATTACATGGCGCAAACGCAGGGGCTGGAAAACGCGCACAAGCCCGTCGTGATGGAAGCGGGCGTGACAGACATCAAACCGAACAACTACAAACCCGTGGATACAGCGTGGTTGGAACAGCGGCAAATGAGCCGCGAGGAAATATGCAGCATTTACGGCGTGCCGGCAGAGGTGGCCGGATTCGGCAAGGCGACGTACGAGAATTTTGAAAACGCGATGATTATGTTCTGGACAATTACGTTGTTGCCGCTGGTGCATTCCAGAGACCAACAGCTCACAGAGTTTTTCCAGCGCGTGAAACAAATCACGCCTGACCAGAAAATCGTCACGGATATGAGCGGCGTCAGCGAGTTGCAGGAAAACAAAACCGAACAGATAGACAACGCCGTTAAACTGATTAACACCGGAACGCCGGCTAACAATGCGTTTAAGCTGGTCGGGCTGGATTTAGAGATCCCCGGCGGGGACGTGGGCTATATTCAAATGAGTATGATCCCGATGGGGAGCGAACGACCCACGCAACCGGCGCCGGTTATACCACCCGAGGAGCCGCAGGAACCAGAACCGCAGGAGCCGCCGAAGCAGTACAAAAAGGAGCTGCGGGGGCCAGAGTTTGGCAGCCCCCTTCATATTGAGCAAATGCAGCGTAAGGAATTAAGGATTCAGCCGTTTATGGCGGAAATGCAGAGGATGCTCCGCCGCGAATTTCAACGGCAGCAAAACGATGTAGGCCGCTGGCTGCGGGGACAACGGCAGCTCGGTAAAGGGGCGCACGCGAAACTGATGGTCGATGAAATGTTCGACCTGACCGGGGAACAGGAGCGATTCAAAATCACGTTTATGAAACTGCTGCGGGAACTATTCGCAGAGGTGGGCGCAAACGAACTCGGATTCCTGGACATTGAAGTCGCATTTGACATGAACCGCCCCGAGGTCACTGAGGAGCTGGACATCATCCTGGCATGGTTTGCCGAGAAGACAAACGACACAACCTACAACAACCTGGTGGATCTGTTCACGGAGGCAGAACTGCGCGGGGATACCATCCCGCAGATGATGGAGAGTTTGTCCGCATATTGGGAGGGGCGCAAATCAGAAGCGTCTACTGAGCGCATAGCCCGCACGACCATGACCGCCGCGAACAATGCCGGTGACGAATCCGCATGGCGGCAATCCGGCGTGGTCGAAGGCGCAACGTGGGCAACGGCGATTGACGGGCGGGAACGCGACGAACACAGATTCGCGCATGGTCAATACCGAGCACTCGGAGAGCGTTTTGAGGTAGGCGGGGAATTACTGGACTATCCGGGCGACCCAAGTGGTAGCCCAGGAAACATTATCAATTGCAGGTGCAACCGGCTACCGGTTATCACCAGGAGCGAGTTATGAAAAAAGTAACAAAAACATTCAGCGTAACAAAGATCTTTGACGGCGCGGGGAACAACGGTCAAATCATCATCACCACCCCGGCGCTGGACAGAGACCACGACCGGGTTATACCCGCCGGCATTCTGATGGACAACTACATGCAGAATCCGGTGGTTCAGTGGGGGCACAACTACCATGACCCGTGGGCGACCATCGGCAAGGCGACCCGGCTCGAGGTGGGCGCGGATAGTATTGTGGCCAGTTTTGAGTTCAGAGAACCGGCAAATGAAGGCGACCCGATGAACATTATCCGCTCACTATGGGAGGGTGGGTTCATCAATGCCGCGTCAATCGGATTCTACCCGACCAAAGCCACGCCCAACGAATCAGGCGGGATGGATTTTGAGGAGTGGGAACTATTAGAGTTTTCACTCGTGCCAGTGCCGGCAAATCAGGAGGCGCTGAGACTGGCAGTCAAATCACTAACACAGGATTTACCGGACCCGGACGCGGGACCGGATAACCAAAACAGTGCTGAGGGTACCATCAATGCTAGCAATGAACACAGCCCAGACGAACCAGCACTATTGGAGTCGGAACTCAAATTACTATCGTCACTAATCAATGAATTGAAGGGGGTATTTAACAATGTCTGAATTAGATGCAATTCTGCAGGAAATGCAGGAACTGACCACGACCATCCGAGAGCACAAGAGCGACTCGGCGACCATTGACTACCAGAAACTTGAGGACATTTTCAAGACGCAGGTAGAGGAACTGCGGAAAGCGCAGGCTCCCAAAAACTGGGGAGAAACCGAGGACGTTGCTCAAAAGAAGCGCGTTCCCTCCGGTAAATACGCAGGCTTCGACAAGTTCGATTTGTTTCTTCTGAAGAAATCTTTGGAAATGGGCCAGAAACCCATGAGCGCGGACCTGGTTAAGGCGATGGATTCGACCACGGATGGCTCCGGCGATGACTGGGTGCCCACACTGATTGGCTCCCAAATCTGGGAACAGGTGTACCTGGCCTCCAAAATCGTGCAGGCGCTGGGTCCAATGGTCACGATGCCCTCCAACCCGTACCACATTCCCCTCTGGTCCACATACACCTGGTACAAGGGCAGCGAGAACACGGGAACCACGGCGAGGAACCCAACCACCGCGCAGAGCATTCTCACCGCTACTGAGCTGCTGGCTGAGGTGGACTGGTCATACACGCTGGATGAAGATTCTGTTGTGCCGATGCTCCCCAACCTCCGGGCCGAACTGGTACGCAGTGCCGCGGAAATCATGGACTATTTCGTGTTGAACGCGGACAGCACCGACGCGAACAACATCAACCTGCACGACAGCGGGGACGCCACGGACACTCTTCCCTTCCTGAGCGTGGGGCAGGATGGAATCCGGCACTACTACATGGTTGACGACACCGGGCAGGCAGTGAATGCCGGCGGCGATGCGTTGACCGACACCGACCTGGTGGGCGCAATCGGCGGGATGGGCAAATACGCGGTGAACCCGTCGCAGTGTTTGTTGATCGCTGACCCGGCGACCTATCTCTCCGGGTTGTTAAATCTGGATACCGTCATCACCCTGGATAAATTCGGGCCGCAGGCCACCGTCCTGACCGGACAACTCGCAGCCTACCGCGGCATTCCGATTATCGTTAGTGAGTCGATGAAGCTGACTATGGCGGACGGTATGGTTGATTCATCCAGCAACACGTTGGGACAGATTGCCATTATCAACCGCAACATGTGGAAGGTCGGCAGCTGGCGCGGTTTGCTGGTCGAGATCGACAAGGACATCCAGAAACGGGAGACGCTCATGGTGGCGTCGTTGCGGATTGGCGTCGGGGCCTATGACCTCACGTCTGATCACAGCGCCGGGATTTACAACATCCTGGTCTAAAGGCGCGATGGTTGTCATTGACGCGATGATCAAGCACCTTAACGAGCCAGAACCGCCAGAAGAAAAGGGGGCGCGACCCGCCGACGGTGACAGTTTATGAAACTATACGTAATCAGAGCATACAAAAACTACCAAACGGGGGACATCATCGAGGTGTCCCCCCAGGTAGCCGCGTTCCTGATGACCGACAGCCCAGGCACATTCAAACGACGCAAACCGCAGCCGCTCAATACCGTTATTACTGAGCAGGCGGTAGAGGTGAAATAATGACCATCACCAACGGGTACTGTACCCTGGCAGAACTGCGGGCGCGGATCGGGAACATCGACGCGGACAACACCGACAGTGATTCGATGCTGGAAAACATCATTGAGGCGTCCTCCCGCTGGATAGACTGGAACCGCCGGCGCGTGTTCTACAAAACCGCAGAGGAACGGAAATTCACCCCGCGGTTTCAGGATCGCATCTGGATTGACGACGCAATCACCGTGACCACCGTGGAAGTTGCAATCAATTCCGGGCGCACATACTCAACGTGGGATAGCGACGATTATGACATATTCCCGGCAAACGAAACCCCAACCGTCGCTCTGTACGTTGCGCCGGATGTGGGCAAATATTTCATACCAGGATTGCGTGATAGCGTGAAAATCACGGCGGATTGGGGATTCTCAGACGGCGCACCGCTCAATATCAAGGAGGCGTGCCTGCTAATGAGCGTCTACATCTGGATGCGCAAAGATGCGCCGCTGGGCGTGTCGGGTATATCCGCAATCGTTGGGGAAATGAGCAGCCAACCACACATGATACCCGAGGATATTCGGGGCATGCTGTATGCCACGCCGCGCAGGATACGGGGGATGTAATGCCGATAGAATGGATCCGCAGTCCAGGACAGATGGGACGCGACCTGAACCCTGAGAAAATACTCGGGGGACCGTTCCGCAATTTCCTGAATAAATCGACAATCCTGCTGCAATCGTACATCCGGGAAAACACACCCGTGGATCGTGGGCAGGCGCGGCAGTCAATCCACACCAAAATATCCGACACGCAAATTCCGACATGGGGGTGCGTTGCCAGTAACCTGGCTAGAGTGCGACATTTGAACTACGGCACCGGCTCATTATCGGTTGCACCCAGTAAGGTGGGGGATTGGGAGTTCCCAACCGGGGAACAGCTCAACACGTGGGCAAAACGGCACGGATTCTCTAGTGGAGCGATTGTGGCGGCTATCATCACAAAGCGCGGCGGGTTACGACCCCGCGGATTCTTTGAGGATGGATTCGCGAGAGCCAAACCGATTATTGTTATCCGGTATTTGGCCGATTTAGTATCAGAAATCAAAAGGGCATTTGGACA